TTTAAATCCCATTATACCTAGATATAGCGGTTCTAACTTATACCCCTCTTCATATTTTGCAAAATATTTTTCTAAATCTTCTATAGAAGATACTTCAGCAATTAAGCGCTTTTCTATATACTTGGATTCACCAAATATTCTATGTGGGTCTAAATCATGCAATGGATTAAATTTTGATTTATTATCTTCACTATAACCAAAATAGAACTCATTGGTACTTAAATTACGTGTTCTATACAAATACATTTTTTTTTCCTTATTTTAAATTAAAAAATTGAATTATTTTCGTCATTAGATCTCAATTCTGATAAACGTTTCTTTAGAAGTTGTTTATCATAATCACTATCAGATTTCATATTCCTTGTGGTTTCCATTCCTTGTTCAGTATTAGGTTCATATATATTTATTAACGCTTTTGATGTATCCATGTGCATTGGAAATGTAACACCATCTACACCAATTCTATTTTTAATAATATGTAACCTTGCCGTGTTACTTATTTTATCTTGAGCTTTTCTATTTATTGAAGCCGCAAAATCTACGGGAAATAGTTTGGCAAATGCTCCTGCCATTCCATCTCCTTCAATTTGTTGACCTTGAGTTGATGCTTTATTAGCTTGTGATACTGTATATAATGGTACATCTTCCTCTATTGCCCAACCTCTCAACTCTTCATATAATACTTCCAATGCGTCATGTTTCTCATAACCTTTAATTTCATATTTCAACAAATCTCCATAATCTAATAATATTAAATCCGGATTAATATTCAATGCTTTTAATTTATTAAAATGAGCTTTAAGCCCAATCAATGAAATTGATTTAGATGGAAATAATTTAATTATTAATTTACCTGATATATCTTTTAACTTTTTCTTAACTTCTTCCTTATATGTTGGTAGTTTATCTAATGATATACCTGATAACATGGCATCATACCTTAAACCAACGTATGATTCATTTAACTCTAAAGTATAATAAACAACTGTTTTTCCTTGCCTCAATGCTTCAGCACCTAATGCGCATAAAATAAATGATTTACCTCCGCCTGATCCAGCTATAAACACTCCTAATTCACCTCCAGCTAACCCACCTTTCATAATATTATTTAATACTGGCCAGGGGGTTGCTACTACATTTCTTGTTTTTTCTTCATATCTATCTTCAATGTTAGAAAAGTAATCCAATCCAATATCATTATTTAAACCAATCTTTAAAGCGTTATCAACTAATACCTTGATTTTATCATAATTACCTGATTTAACTAATGGTACTGATTCTAATATTGCTGATTTAATTTCTTGGTTCTTGCAAAACTCAATTGTTGTTTGTTTAATAAAATCTAAATCTGTAGACTCTAAATATCTAATTGATTCTTTTAATATTAGTACTATCTCTTTCTTGAATACATCATCCGAAATTTTATCAATTTGAACCTTAAAAACATCTAATGTAGGTATTAAGTTATATTCATGAAAATATTCAAGTGTTTTTTCAAGTAAAAATTGTATGGCTTTACTATCAAAGTATTCCGGTTTAATTAAATCATATATAGAACCTAAAAAATTTTTATCAGATAATAAACAAGCAATTAGTTTAGTCTGAAATGTATGACCGTAATTGCTAATCTTTTGTTCCATTTAATGTATATATCTTTATAAAAGCGTAATGAGTTATTTATAAATATTTAATTTCAAAAAGGTATCTCGTAACCAACCATCAATATTTTTAAATGAATCTTCTAATTTATTTCTTATTAACATATATTTAAATTTATTAATATTTAATGCAGTAATTGGTTGGTTTAATAAATCATTAATCCTTTGTTTGGCTTGTCCTGAGATATCTACATCACTTAATTGCATTAACTCATGATTTAAATTAATCTGATCAACTGATTCTGATAGTGTTTTTATTAGTTTTTTCGGTTTCTTTTCCTTAATTAATATATTAACCTTATCATATAAGTTTTCCTTTGAGAATGGCGTTGTAATTAACTCTGGGAATAATTTTAAAAGACTCTTTAGTCCTGCTCCCTTTACTCCCGGTATATTATCTGAATTATCACCAGTTATAGTGCGGTATAATAGGTAATTTCTATTATCAATATTTAGTTCACTTTTAATTAATTCAGGTGTATATAACTTTTTCTTAGTCGGACTCCAAACCTTGACCTTCTCATTAACTAGCTGAAGAAAATCCCTATCAGTTGATATAATTGTTATCTTATTATCAGTATTTTCATAATATGAATTTACAATATATGATATAGTATCATCTGCTTCAATATTATCAATAATTACAATTGTAACCGGAAGTAAATCTAAAAATTTAGTTAGAATATTCCATTGTCTTTTTCCATCAAATACTAATATACATCTAGTACTAGAAAATTGTCTAATATTAGAGCCAATAGACTTAAGGAATCCTACAATACCACCAATATGTTCGCCATTTTCATTTAAAACAGGTATTGCACTGAAAACTCTAATAAAGGTATTTAATGAATCAATTATTAAAACATTTTCATCTTTATCATTATTCTTAATTGATAATTTCAAATTCTGATATACTTCCTTAAGCCTATTACTCATGCAAAATTTTATTATTCTAATTCTCCAAGTTCAACGTCGTCAATACCGTAATCCTGATTAATTTTATACTCAGTAATAAATTTATCACAAATTAATTCATAAATCCATTGTCTTAATTCAGGGTTAATCTCCATCCAAGTTGCAAAGTCTTTAGATCTGAACTTAAGTTCATTATCTTCTATCTTCTTAACTTCACCAGTGGTTGGATTAATAATTTCAGAATTAAACTTAATTGCATTTTTTGTTTTACTTGAAATGTACTCGAGTGGCAATGTCCATGAAGTGCCGGATTTAACTAAATTATATAAATTTAAGAATGTTAACCAAGAACCATAATTATCAATGCCTGAATCAAAATATACATCATAGTCAATTGATTTCAGCGGAGGACCTAATCTATTCTTAGCTATAATCGCCCTAGTTTTTATACCAACAATTTGTTCAATACCATCAACTTTTAACTTAATTTGACCCATTGATTTCAACCTAATCCTAACTGATGCAGCAAATGGTAAAGCTTTACCACCTGATGTGGTAATCTGCTCCCCAAATCCTAAGCCACCTAACTTAGATCTTATCTGATTGGTAAATATTAATGTTATTCTTTGTCTTGATAACATTGTAGTTAACTTACGCATTGCTTTAGATAGTATAATTGCCTTAGCTGTATTCCAACCTTCTTTATCAAAATCGGCTTCCATTTCCAATTTAGTAGTTGCACCCATTACAGAATCAACTACTATAGTTACTGGTATATCTTTATCAGATGCTCTAGTTTTAGTTATTATTGATTCAATAGCTTCGAATATATCCTCCAAGGCATCTATTTGTAAATATATCATTTTATCAATATCTACACCTACTGCTTTAAAGTATTCTCTGCTTACAGCTGCTTCCGTATCTATGTAAATCCCTAAACCACCTTTTTTCTGAGTATTAGCCATTGCGTATGCAGCTAATAAACTTTTTCCACTTGCGCTGTCTCCAAAAATTTCTACTATACGTCCCTCGGGATGTCCAGAATTAGGCCTATTTCCAATAGCCAAATCCAACATATCAGAACCAGTAGAAATGAATTCTTTTACATCACTCATTACTCCAGTATCTGATAAGTAATGCGCGGTGATATTAGGGTTACTTTTAAATTGATTATTAAGTGTATAAATTAAAGAAGTGCTTAAAGCATCAACTGTACTTGAATCTAATGTCGGCTCTTCTTTTTTCTTTTTTGCCATTTCCTAAATTATTTAAACATGTCATCAAATGCAGCATCCAAATCATCAACAGCTGTTACTTTTGGTGTATCAACTTTAGTTGATTTCTTTCCAGTCATTTTTTCAACCTGTTTTTGATTTGGAGTTGGGATATCTTCTTGCAAATCATCTAAAAAATCATCAGATGATTTCTCATTTTTACTACTTCTGGTGGTCTTGGTTTTAGAACCTTCCTCTTCGGGCTCAACATCTGTTTCCAAATTATTAATATAATTCTCCCAATGTTTCTTCATCTCATCATATGTTGGTATTGTCCATAATTCTTCAATTGTAGGTTGATCATCTAACATTGCTAAGACCGTCTTATCAGTAGTAACTTTTGATGTAGTCCGTTTAGGTCTAATTGAAATTTCGTTAAAATGTTTACCATTGAATGTTTTATCCGATTTAGTTATATCTACTGTTAAATCTGTTCCGTCACTTAGTGATGTAATATCCCCATAATCTGGATCATCCATTAATTTAAGTAACTCCTCATTAATGAATTTATTAATTCCCCAAAACTGAACACCTTTTTCTTCCTCACCTCTTACTAATACAGGTATATAAGTACGTATCTTAGGCATTAATTTAGTACCTGATATCCAATCTTCTTTACTACCTGAATTTTTTAATTCTTCTGCAATTTCAACAACGGGATCTGGAGCGTTTATTGTCATTGGGCTAATTATCGACGATCTTGCAAATGGTTTATAATAAATATAAACATCTATAAAAGGCCAATTTTTATCATGTGTATAAGGAACAATTCTAATAGAATATGTCCCAATTTGTGGTGTCCAAAACTTTTTAGAAGAGGACGTGGACTTATTCATACTATCTAGAGCAGTCCTAACTCTACTTAAATCTAATGCCATTTTAAAATATTTTTTTTATTTAATTTTAATATAATAAATTTAATTCTACTATCCAAATTTTATTGAAGAAAATTTGTAATTTCTTTTGTATTTACATTATATGAGTAAACTATTTCAATAGGAATTGTTATGATATCATAAGAATAAAATATTAGTTGATTATCATAATCAGCCCAATCAAACCTTTCTCCGTTACTTATTAAACCGTTATTGATATTTAAAAGTTTATGATTATAGCTATATTTATCAATATATGTATTATTAATTTTATACACTACATTTGTAAATTTTAAAATATTTGAATTAAATCCTGGTTTATATAATGAATAATAATAAAACTTATCAGGTGATGCACATATTAGTATATCTGGTTCTAATAATTCAATTTTAATTGGTATGTAGTCAAGGAATAAATCTAAACTATTTTTATGTATTTTTGTTAAGAAATATTTATTATTCCACATTTAAATTCATCTCCATAATTTTCCTTTTAATTAGGTTTCCATTTACAAATAATTTCATTTGGTAGAAACTTGAAACAACCTCTGATACCTTATTATCAACACATTTTATAATATTATAAAGTAATCTTGATTCCTTGATATATATATGATTATCAACAATAATTGCCCAATAATCAACTGAGTGTATTTTTGATAAAATCATTAAATTAATATATGTACAAATCTTCTTTGAAATATATTCAATATTTTTACCATTTAAAATATTAGTGTACAATTTTGAAATTGATTTTAACGGTTTATTAGTTGTTAACCTCGATAATGTTAAAAAATCATTTAGTTCTAATGTTGATTCAATTTCTTCAAGCGCTGATAAAACCATATTTAATGAATTCCTAGTTAATACGTTATTTAGTGGCTTATCAAGAAGTAATGCTGATATTATCATTAAATTATTAACAATTAACATTAAATCAGGAGGTAATGTACCAAAATCAACAGTTGATATCTTTTTATAGTTTTTCAATGAAATGTTTAATCCATTTACTATTACATCAGATGTAATATTATCCATAGCTACTCCGCCTTTAACTTGACCATCGTATACTATTGCAAACCATAACTCAGAATAATCTCCATTTGAAATACGTATTGTTTCACTTATATACTTAAATAATTTCAATTCAATATTATTAAACTTACGAGATGATGTCGTTATCTTTAAGTTTTGTTTATTGAATACTAAACTTAAAATACTTTGATAATCATCATCGGCACATATTTTAGTATATAAATTATGTAATCCATTAACAGTTTGTCCTAATACTATATAATTTTCAGTAACATGTTTTATAAAATTTGACAAATTATTAGCATCTACCATTTATTAAATTTTAATAGGTTCCATGTGGTTATAACTTTTTCCATACGTTGCTTTTGTTTTATAATTTTTATAATGTAAAATAGTTTTTATTTCTCCTAATATATTATGTCCATCATCTTTATTAATATCAAATAAAAATGAGTCATATGTATATAGTATTAATTTACTACTTTTATCTTTTAAATACTTCTGTAGCCTATTCAATGTAATTACATTAATTTCAGTTTCAGTTCCTTGAATTATGTAATTAAATAATTTATTTGAATTAATATTATTAAAATTATTTTTTCTCAGTTTTCTTTTTGATATTGGTAACTCAACAAATCCATTATCTAAAAATTGTTTCCACTTAAAATTCCTATATGTATTTACTTTCTTAATAAAATCTATATTTTTATACTTAGGTAATGTAATTCCATATATGGATTGAAATGTTATATTTTTGCTTTCTAGATACTCTTCCTCAGTTAATACACTTTTGTTAAAGTATTGTTGTCCTAAATAATAATGTATATTATCTGTATTGAATTTATAATTTATTAAATTAGCAATTAAGTTAACTTGAAATGAATTATAATCAAACTCAACTAACATTGAATTATCAGATGCTTTAATCATTAACCTAGAACCATCCTTTTTATTCAAAGCAGCTAAATTAATACCATTTGTTGAATTACTAGGCCGACCAGTTGTTGTGAAAATATTATAAGTTGTGTTTATATAAGGTATTTTTTTATTAAATATCTTTTCAACAATCAACTCATCTATTTTAATCTCATGTTCATTAAATCTATCGAATACTGGCAAAACACCATTATTATAAAATTCAAAAGATTTATCAATTTCAATATCATTTAATAGATATAAAAATTTATTCCTAATTTCAATGCATTCAACATATAAATGTACTAATGGTACTATATTATTTATATTTTTCCCCTTCTCATACCAGTTTTGATATATATGCACATAATGGTTAAAATTAATATCAATTTTATCATTAGTATATAACCACGAACATAAATCTATATCATATGTTTTAATACCAAAACTCCGTAGTAAATAACTATTATATGAGAATACCTTACCTCTTGGATTAATGTGCTTAATCCATGCAGTGCCATTGTATACTAAATCATTATGATTACAATTAATTATAAAATCACTCTTTTTGTCAACATCGTAAAAATATATAAAGCTAATTTTTGATTTAGTATAATGTACCTTTGAATCTGTTTTATATGGTATTAATATTAGATCTTCAAAATCATCCCATTTAACCTCTTCAGGTGAATAATATTGAAACATAATAATATTAATTATACTTAAAATTTAAATTAAAATTTTTATATAACCAAATAAAATATAAATTATTTCACAAATTGATTGAAACCAATAACATTAAAGTACTCAATTAATCCCGGAAAGTTAGATGAATATTTAATAATATTATCTTTATTAAGTGTTTGTGCGTATTGTCCAGTTATATTCCATTTAAATGTTATTGAATTCCATATTGATTTATTTAATCCATTATTATTGTTCCTTAAAGAATTATATTGTTCTGAATCTATTTCCATTACAGTATGTCTTGGATTATTTCTCTTTTGAATGAAACATCTATATATAAATCCAGTTATGTAATCATTCTCAGTTGGATTGGGATAATATGATATTGGTACTGAATATTCAATGATAGTTATATTATTTCTACTATTATATAATTTTACATCATCTGAGAAATTATTATTCTTTATTAGTAATAATTCTGAGTTATTACTCGGTATTGAATTAGTCCATATTTGTTCATTAGGTAACTTATGATATAAACCAATATAATCAGATAAATCATTATATTTAATAAATTCACCACCAGGTGTATATAATCCAGTGTTTATTTTATATAATGGATAATATGGTTCAACTTTAATTATTTTCATAAATACTGAGCCTCTTCAAGTAATTCTTGAATTCTGTAATCATTTAATGGCATTGGTATTCTAATCCTAAATCCAGGCGGAACCATTAATGTACCACCTGGTAAATTATTTACACGTTGTAAAATCCACCAAAATCTAGCATCACCATAGTAATTAAATGATAATAAATCAAGCCTATCAAGTTTTTTAGATATAATGTAAATATCACTTGTATTTAACTCAACATCTGGGTAGTAAATAGTACTATACCGCCTTTTCTTTTTACCGTACGGGTGTTTTATTATTTCGGAAATTTCCTCATATCTTTGTGCCATTATATTCCTTATTTAAACCATTGGTGGTGTAGACGAAGGGCCATATGATTTACCATTACCTGATCTACCATTACCTAAACCAGCACCTAGTGCGCCTAATGGTGTATATTTAGGTTTCTTCTCACCAATAATTTCTATTGTTATTGAGCAATTAATTACTACCGGTCTTGCTTTAATCCATGGTGTTTCATTATCAACCTGCCAAGTGCAATTAGATATATAACCAATATCTGATAAGAAATTACCTATTTTTATTTTTGTAAAAACTCCATTGTATCCTAAACCTGATTTGTATACTGGTTTTGTCATATTTGACACTGCATTTAATGCTTCTATCCAAACATCATATTCATCATTTGACAACATCACTGTCATAAAATCAACACTCACTGTTCTTCCAAATTGTGAGTACATTACTTTAGGACTACCATGACCCATATCTGTAAATGTATTCCACTGTGGACTATATGAATCAGTTATATTAGTAATATGTGCTCTGAAGTTAATGCTAGTACCACCATTTTGTCTGGGTAAGTATGGTATGAAATGAAATATTGTTCCGCCTTCTGTAAAAGTAGCTGCCATAATCATTAATAATTATTATACTTCTTTAAATTTCTATTTAACGTTTTAAGTTCTTGGTCACCAATTTTAACTATAATAGGCCTGTTTTCAAGCGTTTTCACGACGTTTGTCAAAGACCTTATACTATTTATTAATTCTGAATTATCTTTTAGTCCTGGCGTTGTTATAGGCTGATTTACTAATAGTGTATTAACCTTCAAATTATCAATTCGATTTGAAATAAATCCAGGATTTTGAATCGGTACTTCAGGTACTGAATGGTTAATAGTAGGTCTCTTAGTATTAACAGATGGTAAAGCTTTACTCTTAACATTATCACTTATTTTAATTTCAGATAATTTAATATTATTTAACTTATCAACATCTAATTTATTAATTGCCGGATCCAATTGACTTAAGCTATCAACTAGTACTTTAAACGAATCAGAAAGTACTTTAATTGGATTAGATAATTCAGCTAACCTTTTTAATTTTTTAACTGGATCAGATGAAAATAAGCTAGTAACAGTATTAACAAAACTACCTGCTGAAAATGCTATTAAAGCTGCTCCGAGTAATCCAATACCTGTTGCTACTGATATTAGATTACTACCATTTACTTTTTCCAATTTAAGTAATGCATCACTAACCATATTCAAAGAATAAGCTAATGGAATCAATGCAGCGCCCATAGCAGCTAAAGCTATAGCACCTAAAGCTATTGCTGCAGCACCTACTCCTGTCGACATAATAGCACCTAGACCAAAAACTGCTAATGTTAATCCAGTTAAAGCCACAGCAGCAACACCTAATGTCTTCCAATTAACACCTTCAAATTTCTTAAGAGCGAAAGCCATTGGGATTAATGCAGCTCCAATTAATGCTAATGTCAATGCTCCAGTCAATGCTTTTCCAGTAACTGAACCTAATACTAATGCAATTGCAGTAATACCAGCTAAAGAAGCGCCAGCCTTTGCCATCATATCCCAATCAACACCATTAAACTGTTTAAGAGCTTTCGCTAATACAAACATTGAACCAGCCACCGCGGTTATAACCAACGCACCTTTTAATGACTTAGTACCAAATGAATTTAATCCTCTTGATATACTTTTCATTAATGATTCTATTCCAGTACCCACTGATTTAGTTATTGAATTAATTAATGTACCTATTGATTTAGATATATTCGTTATAAATGAACCAATTCCTGAACTTATATTAGTTAATAATGATTTAATAACATTACCTACAGTTGTTAATGATTTAAATATATTCGTTATAAATGAACCAATTCCTGAACTTATATTAGTTAATAACGTACGGACACCTTTAGAAACATTAGTAAATACAGTATTAATAGTTTTTGAAAAATTAACAATTATATCATTTATGCCTTTGAATAATTTTTGCAAAAATGTTCCTAATTCATTAAATCCATTCTTTAATTTTTCAAGTATATTATCAAATATCTTAGATTTATTACCAGATTCAGTAATACTATCTGATATGGCTTCGGCCGGGTTAGGTATATCTGTTGTTGATTTACTTGAAAATAATCCCTTTAATTTAGAACCAATTGGACCTAATTTATCCAACATACCAGAAAATATTGCTTTTCCTTTATTTCCAAAAAACTTGACAATATTTTTACCACCAGTAATAATATTTAAGTTAAATAAATCTAATATTTTCAATGGAGCTGTTAGTAATTTTCCAATTAACGGTAATTTGGATAATATCCTAACGCCTAAAATAATACCAACACCTTGAAGTGCTTTAGTCAACAAACCAACAGATTGAACTGCTCCTTGCATTGGTTCTGTAATTAATCCTAATGGTTCTAAAATACGATATTTAATTGATGAACCAATTTTTGTTATTATGATAGCTAATGCTTGGAATGGCATTAACATACCTTCAAAAACTGGTTTTAGAAACTTAGCAATACCAGATAATATTTTAAATCCATAATTTATACCTTCAATTAATGGCAATATCGAATCAATTGAATTTGCTAAGGCTTCTACTAATGGAACAACAGCTGCAGCCAATGTTGTTTTAATTTTATTCCATGATTGAGATAATTTTTCCATGTTTTCAAAACCGTTGGATGCTAATACCATTGTTGATGCATTAGCTAAATCAGCATCAGACATTTTAGATAAATGTTTTTCAATTAAATCCCTTTGTTTGGCATCTAATTGATATTGCATTTTCCTGAACTTATATCCTTTTTGTAATTCATCTAACGGCACACCAAATGATTCTGCGAAATGTTCTAAATTATACCGGTTGGCTTCACCTGAATTAATTAAATCATCAAACTGTTTAGTTGTTTCCCTCATTATATCAGCCGGTGAAGCGCCTTTTAAATTCATGTTGAACACACGTTGTAAATCAACCACACCATTTGTCATTACTGATAACTCTGCTGCATTTTTTAATGTATTATCAGGGTCGAATGTAGTATCCATTAAACTAGAAACTTGTTTTAATGACATACCCATTCTTCTAAACTCAACAGCTGCTTTTACAGCATCTTTGGGTAAGTTATGGTAATACTTAGCTATTACTGCGCTGGATTCTTGCAAGTCTTCTGCAATATTATCAAATGATATACCAGCTAAATCAGATGCCTTAGCTGCCCATGATGCTAAGTTAGTAGCAGTTTCTTGGTCGGCGCCGGCTAATTGTATTGCATTTACCATTCCATATACTTTTTCCATGCTAACACCATATTGCGATGATATAGCGGATAAAGTTGAAATCATTTTTCCATTTGATGCATCAGAAATATCTAATATTTGACCATAAAGATTTTTATGTGCTAATAATAATTCATATACTCGTTCTTGATTTACGTATGTGTTGCCTGTCGATGTGACTAAATCTAAAGTAGATTTATATAAATCAAAAGCATTATTCCTAGATATACCTAATGATGCTGATATATCATTGACTCTAGAATTAACATTAATTAATGCGGCTGATATTAATGTAATTAATCCTAAAAATAGAACTAATGGATTAATAGCTGAAGCTAGACTATTAGCAAAACTTCCTACAAAACTCGATAAGCCTTGTGACATTGATCCAGTTTTCTGAAATGTTTCGAGCGATGCTTTTAAAGACTGTGTTAACCCATCTCTCATTTTAGATGCCGCAATATCCATTCCAGTCAGATTCTGAATCCACTTAGGCAATATACTTAGACCTTCTTCAAATCCATCAATAATGCCTTGACCCATTTCATTTAAATACAAATATAAAGGTCTGAATTCTTTAAGTGTGCTT